GACGTTTGTGACCACCTTTAATGGTTAGCCCTTTCATACCTGTCCCTTTTCTTTTTCGTTTACGTACAGCCACTATATTGCTCTTGGTTGATAGTTATATGGATTACGTTCTATTACAGATCCACCTCGTTTTCTATTCTCTTCTTCTCTAGCTAAAGGTTTAGATGCTCTAAGTGGAGCCGCAAGACCTACTTCTTTTAAAAGTCTAGAATAATCTAGATTACTAGGTTCTATTTTTGAAACAACTTGAAGTGTATAAAATTGTGCTTTAGTCATTCCTTGTGGAGTTTTAAGTTTAGTATCTATTAGTTTTGGATATTTTTTTAATAAATCTGTTTCAACTTTTAACATTTTTTTATTTTTAGCTTGTTTTAAAGTTTCTTCAGATTTAACAAGTCCTTTTGAAACACGCTTAACACTATCTTTTTTCTTTAAAAAATCTATTGATATAGGAGTAGAAATACTTATCATTCTATCTGCTAATGGAGCTTTAAATCTAAATAAATCATTTTCATCATTCATAAAAGAAACACCAGTACCATCTTTTTTTATAGCAGTCATATAATTAACTCCACCAAGTTCTACTGCATCTGATTTAACAGAACCACTTACAATAGCTGGCCGACCTTTTAAAACTTCTTTAGGATTTCTAACTTTAATATTATTTTTTTCTAATGCTTCTAAAAAATTTTCATTAGATTTTTTACCTGTAAATTTTTTTCCTTTAAATACATTCTTTTTTAAACCAGTTAAACTACTTCCTCCAAATATTTTATTCTTAAAAACAGCGTTGTCTAAATTACCAGCAGCTTGTGTATTAGTTCTACGAACAGTCATTCGATAATTTTTATTTGGATTTACATTTTGAACTTTTTTAATTTCATTAAATACACTATCAAAATCTTTTTTATTTAATCCTGTAGATCCTTTTAAAATTTTTGTATAGTCATTAATATTAAAATTACCAAAAGCTATTTCATCTATACCTTCAGTCATTTTGCGAAATTTAGAAGGATTATCATATTGCTCTGCAAAAAGAATAGATTGTCTTCCTTGTCCTATGGCTTTTTTAGCAGGTGAAGGTCCATCTTTTTTTTGTTTTTCTATTATCTTTGTATCTGGGTTTTGAAATTCTTTTAAGGCTTTATTTGCAGCTTTTTTATCAGCAACTGATATACCCTCTTCTTTAAATAATGCTCTTGCTTTTGGAGAATATCTAGCTTCTATAATATTAGCTAATCCTTTTGTGCCACCTTCTGTTACACCATATGCTTTTGCTACTGGATTACCACTATAAAAATATTTAAGCGTATTAGGTATTTGAGGCAAAGCTTGACTTGCTGCTGCTTTTAAACCAGCTTTAGTTACACCACCTGAAGGTACAAAAGGTAATAAACCAGCCAAAGCTAAACCTATATTTGTTGCACTAGGATCTTCTTTAATAGCCATAACATCAGCTACACCACCAGCGATATCTCCAACAATAGGAATTGGTGCTGTTAAAAGAGCAATCTTATCTTGAGTAGGCATTTTATCATAAATGTCTCCAAGTGTTTCTGAAAGACTTAGACTTCGATCAATATCAGCAGGTAACGGCTGAATATCTCTTTCAGTCGCTTTCATTTGACTTGATACATTTTCTCTACTGTCTATTACCACACTATACCTTTACATAAGTATCTTTATATTTTTGAATTAAATAGTAACATAAATCAGACCAATATACTTTAAAGTCTGTATAGTCTTCACGATTAGGTTTAACTATATCATAGTTTATTTTACTATTATCAATACTTCCAGCCATCAAAACATTTTGTCTGAATAAGTAGCTTTACCAAAACCTTTTATAGCTTGGCCTACTCCACGAACTTTACCACCTGCTTGACGCTTAATTCGACCACCTGCTTTATTTTCAACATCAGGTTCAAAAGCATCATCACTTGTATCAAAAGTTAGTGTACCAAAAGGTGTCTTAACTTTACGTTTTGCACCCTCTAATCCTTTTGCTCCTCTCATACCAACAGCACCCTCTAAGTATTCACCCATAGACATTGCTTCATCTTTAGGTTTAGCTTTAGGTTTAGCTTTTGGCTTCATTGCACCTGCATCAAATCCCCCTGCTGGAATTGATTCAGTAGCACGTTTTGGAGGTTTTGGTTTTCTTTTAGGTGTAGGAATATTAGATCTAGTGGCTGCTTTTGCTTCTTTTTTAGGTTTTTGAGGTAGATTTGCAATTCCTAGTGTAGCTGCCACAGCTTTACCAGTTGCTCCTGATTTTGGTAATTTAGGTTTAGGTTTTGATTTTACAGCTACTGAAGTTCCCGGTCTTTTAGCTACAGCAGTTCCTGTAGGTTTAGGTAATTTCTTTTGAGCTAAAAACTTATCAACTCTATTTTGTAAACCTCGTGTTAATCTTTCACCAGCCGCTAGTGCTTTAATTGAAGATGCTAACTTACCAGCACCCGGAATCATAGAAATAGCAGCAAGAGCAGCAGCTTTAGTTTGTGTATCTCTAGGAGTTTCTGTAGTTGTTTTTTTAATTTGTTTACCCTTACGAGCTTCACTTGTTTTAGCTTTAAAAGCAGAACTTTCTTTACGTTGACGCATTAACTCTCTATATTTTTTTGGATTTGTGCGTCTAAGCTTTTCTTCAGCTTTAGTTAACTTTTTCATAATTAACCCTCCACCTTAAAAGATTTACCTTGAGTGTAGTCTTCATCTACAACCACATCTTGAGGTGGTCCTTTTACATCTGGACCTTTACGTGCAGCACCATAGCCTTGTCCAGTAGGTCTGCCTACAATCTCATCTAAATTATGTGGACGTTTAATTAGTGTATGAGGTCCAATCATTTCTTTCTCCTCTTTTTCTTTCTTTTCTTTTTAGGTGGTTTAGATATCTGTTGTCTAACACTTGATCTACTAATCATCGTACATCATAGATACAATTTGACCACCTGTCATAGCAGCAACTATTCTACCACCCTTTTTTGCGTATCCCATTTTATTAACTGTTTTTGGACTTTCTTTTTTTAAAGCTGCTAGTCCCGGTTGTGTTTCAGGATCAATAGGTTTTAAAGCTTCTTTTACCATGATAAATCTCCTACGGTGCTGTTGGTTGTATTGTATTTGGTCCACCAGCAGGTGATGCTGCGAGAGCCATATCATCTTGTCTTGTTCTTCTAGCTTGATTACGTAGTGCTTGAATTTGAACTACATACTGTGCTTCCCAAAACTGTAAATTATTCCAATCTTTATTAAACATTGTAGCTTCCATAAGAGAAGCATAAAACAAAGCATTATAACAATACTCACTAAAATAATTAGTTGTTGTTACACTTGTTCCTGTAGCAGATGCTAAAGGTAATGGTTGAGATTGAGTTTGTATTTCTGTTGTAATAACAGAAGATGGGGTTGGAACTATTTTTAATGTAAGATTATCTTTTCTAGAATAATAACGTGGTGTGCCAGTAGAAGCACTGACAGGCCAATAGTCCTTGACATATTCAAAAGTACGTGGTAATAAATTAGTAACAGTAGTTCCAGTGCTAACTACATAGTTTACATTGCGAACTACACGTACACGATCATTAAGAGTTACTGCACCAGCATTACCAGCAGATACAGAAACATTTGTAAATTCATCTAATCCAAAATCATCAAGATCTTTTACAAGACGAAACTCTGCTCGTTGTATAAAACCAGTAATAGCACTGGTGAACTCAGTGCCATCATTCTCAGAAGTCTCTTGGATATCTGATTTTAGTTGAGCAAAATTAGGCATACTAACCTACATATAATGTAATCGTAGGAGCATCAACTCCTGATACAGATACACTTACAATACCATGAACAGGAACACCCATGTCACCTATGTACATATCATTTGAATCTGTAGCACCTACACGATAATGAATAGCATTACCTTTTGCTGTTTTATTTGTAATTTGTTTACTACCTGATATTGCAATTTCACCTGCAACAGTAGAAAAAGTATGTATAGCAACAATACGATTAACTGTAGGCAGAGGATTAGATCCATCGCCTTCACCACCTAGTGTTACTGTTGGTGCATCTACAAATCTAAATCCTGTTATGATTGCACCATCACTGCTTACATTGTGTGCTACTTTAATATTTGAAGCCATTTATATTCTCCATGTAATAAAGGAGGAGGTGACATAGTGCCACCCCCTCGCTCTTATTAAGAACCAGCACTTCCAAAGAAGCCACGCCAATCAGATACACCAAAGCTATATCGCTCTCGTGCCTTAAAGCGCAAGTTACCAGTATCAAAGTCAGGCTCCATTTTTGTTTGAAGTGGAGAACGGACAAACATTTTCGTACCATTAGGAACATCCGTCTTAATGAAATACGAGTTCGTATCCGTAAACCTGCGATTGATAAAGTAACCTTCTGGAATCATGCCCAAGTGACGAGTAGCGTTTATAGCGTTCGTATTTGGGTTTGCCGCTGCCGCACTCGTTTGAGTGTTGCCGGGGCTTGCCAAGATACGATCTGTAATCGCCCATGAGTCAACAGGAACATGAAGTGAAACAGCACTTGCACCAATCAAAATACCACGATCATCTTTAAGTTTTTGAATCGTAGTAAGAGCAGTTTCAAGTGTTGCTTCTGTAAGGTCAGCCGCCGCAAGAAGGTTAGACTGATTACCATCAGAGATTGTGGGGTGCGAAGCAGAAAAGAACGCAGCACCATCACCAATGGTGTCAGAGAAACCATTATTGAAAAGGTTAGCAGCTTTCACTTGTTTGGTATTTGCCATTGCACGAGCAAGGCCACGAGCACGAAGCTTGGCAAACGAATCATATAGATTGTCTTCCATCGCTTCCTCTGTGACAGCGAAGGCAAGAGCTACCGTCTCGTGTGTATAACGAGCCGTGAAGCTTTCTTGTGCGTCATCAAAGATAACGGTTGCGCCTTCACCCTTTACAGGGGCAGTACCAAAACCAGTGAAGAGCACTTCCTCTTCAAAAGCACGGTCTGAATTTTCAGTTTCATAGAGAGGTGCGTGTTCGTCGTTGACCTCTCCATACTCCATCCCGAATACAGCATTTAGACCCGGAAGGAGTTGTTTGCTAATACTAGCTCTATTAATAGCCATAATAAACCCTCCTTATTAAGCCGTTGATGCCGTAGCAGTTACAAAACGATCACGGTGATGGTTCAACCAAACTTCAAGAATTGGTTTCGCATCATCACTGCCCTCGTCTGGAAACTTAGCTCTGCCAATCGCACGAACAGCAGCAGAAGATTCAACACCAGACGCACCATCAAGATAGTAGCTGGATTGACCTGTAACTGTGTTACCACTAGAAGCAGTTGAGCTAACGGTCACATTATAGTTTTTAACAATTAGCAACTCAGCCGCTGAAACGGTAAGAGATGCTTGAATGTAATAGGTCTGATCAGGATCAGTTATTACAAAGAATTTAATATCCGTGGCTGATACAGTACCCGGCCAAAAACGTGAGAACTTTTGCTCTCCATTTTCTACATACTGACAACCCATGAAAACCCCAGAAGGCTTCAGAGTTGCAGCAATAAATGGAGATATAGTAGCGAAGTTAGCACCCGGCAAAACCACTGGATCACCAGTAAAGATTTTGTTCGTGGGGCTACCTGTCATACCAGTTGAGGTAATCTCAATGGTATCCGTGACAGCTTCATTATTATAGTTACCACCTTTTTTACGAGCAGGAATGAAACCACGAAATGCTGCGGTACTAGACATGTTTCATTCTCCTTAATAATTAAGAGGCAGTTAGTCTTGAAAAGACGGTTGTCTACCTCTGGTTGTAACAGAACGGCTAGTGTTAGAAATAGGCATACGAGAATCAGAATTTTTCATAAGTTGTGCATTAACTGCATCCATCATGTTATTAGCTTTATCTTCATAATATTTCTGTCTAGCCTT